TCGATTTCCTCCAACCCATCTGTAGCTGACATCTTCTTCCGTGTAAACTTACTAGCAGGTACACGATAAGCAAGCTCGGACTTAGGACGATCCATACCATCTTGGATAGGTTTAAAAAAGAAAGGATAATTAATTGATATAGGAACCACTTTGTCTGTAAACATCTTCTTCGCATCTGATCCAGTTTTAGATAATATACCAAATCTACTATCACTTGCAAGAGTGGCTAAATTAACCGTTTCCGCTGACGACATGAAAGAAAATCCAGAACGTCTATTTTTAAGGTAGCACATTCCATAACATCTTTTATCTGCCTTGCAAGCTTCCCAGAATATATAAAACAATCTGTTTGCCTCTCTAAAATCTGGAGCACCTACATCAATCTTACTCCATTGCAAGTACATGTACTGCGTACCTGTTATCCAGGTTGGTTTACCATTATTTGTGAACCAGAATCCTTCCTCCCTTCTTTTAAATTCCTCGTCTATATAATCGTACCATTTTTCTTTACTGCTTTCCGGATAATTCCTCCAATCGAATATATTTTTAATTCTCTGCAACTCCTTGGGATACTCGAATTTCACCCATTTGTTCTTTGGATCTTTGTATATTTCTTTAGGAGCTTTTGGTAACGCAATAACTAGTCCTTGTATTTCTATTATCTCACCTATTTGACCGTTATGAGATAACACTATAATGTCGTGTTCTTTATCGTAGCCGTATTTCCACTTCTTACCTTTATTAAGCCTACTAATAGTAGTCTTCTTAACTGGTTCAACTGTCTTAACTAAATTTTGCTCGTACATTACTTAGATCTACTTTCTGCGAATCCTTTAAAAGTTTTTTCCTTTGCCTCTTCAGGTGTTTTACCCTCAAGCAAGTTTTCTTCTTCTTCAATTCTGTTAAGTATCTCAAATGCGTCAAATATAGCTAATTTTTTAGAAGCCGCGGCATTCTTTAACTTATCAGCTGTTAAATCATCTTCAGAGTCAGTGACAATAGCTTCTTCACCTACTTTAATAAGTTCTTCAACTGCTTTGTGCCCAGCTTGGATTATACGTTTCTTCGTTTCCTTGATGTTCATATTTGATTGTAATAAAATTAGATAAAACTCGAAATAGTCTCTCGCCATCAACGACAAACTCATATTCACTACTTGGTCTAAAACCAACTAGATCTCCAACCTCAACTGTACCGTCAGAATATTTGACAATACCTTGTAAAGGTTTTTCAGATTCAGTATTAAACTGATCTGTAGCTTTTAAAGGTATTACAAAGCAATATCCTTTTGGAGCTATCCACTTGTCATCTCTTTTATATAAAAAGATTTGATCGTCGTTTATAAAGTAAGTGTCTTCATCGAAATAAGCTCTACTATTCTTTTCAACACCTTTTACGTTATGCCATCTACGAAATACATTGTGATGAACAACAACTGTATCCCCTGGTTTTATATCTGTATCACCAATAATGGGTGTCGATATAACCTCTGCTTCTCTATTGACATATTGGTGATTGAATATCTCTGTGTTAAGTATCAACTCGCCACCATCTAGTTTTTTAGTATTGTTATATCTTTCTCCCTTTGGCTTTACAACAAAGTTGTAAACGCTTTTCATTAGTATTGTAGATTGTACTCTACAGATACAGCCATGTTCTTGTTAAAGTCTTTCCAAGGCAAAACGTCTTTACCTTTTTTGATATAAACAGAGAACTTATCGTCTTCTTCTATAATATCGCAAATAGTATGACCACCATACACTTCTTGCCCCACGGCATAGTGCATGGCGTCATTCTTATAGTTCGCTCCTATAGATATTTTACGAATCAGCTTTGACATCTGCTGGGTAGTTTATTGTCCCGTCCTGAATATTCACATCAACAGTGCCGTACTCTTTTTGAAGCTCGTCTTGCATTAACGTTAACTCATCTCTTGAACCAGCTATATTATGCATCATTTCGTGTTTTTTAAGCTCCATAGTACCTAGTTCAAATTGAGTTTTATTTATATCGTTAATCATTTTTTGAATTTTCTCCAACTGCTCGTCAGTTATTTTTTCTGGTTTAGACTTTAGGTCTACTATCTTTTCTTTTTTTGCCATTTTATTTAATTTAAGTTAATTTAATTTGTTTTATTTTTCGAATGATAATATTAATGTGATTGGACTAATATTATATACGTCTTTTGCGTTGACCGTAGCATTCTCTAAATTTGCAGTCATAGTCATTTGAGTTGTGAGATCCATTGATTTTACCGTACCTAGCAATCTATCGTCTTCATCGTGTAAAATATCTCCAACTGCAAAGTTACTTAAAGCAGATGTAGTTCCAACAGTTAATACAGCTTGAGTTGTAGGTTGTACACCCGTGCAAGTCACTGTTGAAGCAAAATCAAATGCCCCTGAAGCACCGGCTAATCCAGCGACATACAATTTGTCGTAACCTACATTTGTTCCACTATCAGGTTCTCCTTGCATTACAAATGATGGTTTATCTGCGTCAGCACCACCAGCAGCTAAAGTTGCAACGTGTACTCCAACATCTAAATAATCATCAGCAAAATCTTTTACTTCAATACTGTTTTTACCAATTATATTGTTATAATATCCTGTTCCATCTGCCGTTGCATTAGGTGTTCCTAAAGAACTAGGGGCCACGCCGTCAATTGATTTTGCATAATAAAGAGCAAAAGGAAGTACGTTGGCTCCAGACCCATTTGTTTTTCTAACTAATGCCGTAACACCTACTAACCTAGCAGCGCCTTTTGGGATATCAAAACCATACCAATCGAATAAAACATCAGCTTGCGCGAATGCTCCCGTTTGGTTTGAAGCGGGTATTGTTGGTTTTACTGTTACTGCAAAGTGTTTACTTGTTGCCATAATTTTATTTTTTTACTTTTTCTAATGATCTACCGCCGAAATAGGCACCGATCACGGTTATTAATACTAATTGTAATAAGTCTACCCACGAGGACTTAACCTCAAACTGAATAATTCCAGCATCGATAAATATTAATAGAACTGTCGATACTACTAGAAATATTAAGACTAGTGGTCTTATGTTTTTACTAAGCCAAGAATCAGATTGCATATCCATCTTCCAGCGCTCAGTTACTTGTTTTTGCATTTCTGCCTCATAACCCATTACTAAGTCTTTTATTTTAGCCTCAGCTTCTAGTTTTTCCTCTTTGGAGGTATGCAAGTCATCTACAACTCCACCTATGCCTTTTACTAATTCAGCAGCTCCACCGGATAATAATTTAGTTAAAATACTCACTAGTTACTTCTTAATTTTGCTAGCTGTTGTTTTAGCCTCATTAATTGAGCTCTAGTTTTAGTAGGACCTTCTTGTCCAGCATCAGCTATATCAGATTCTAAAAATTCTATTCTATCTTCTAAATCATTAATCTTTTCAGTCTTACTATCAGTTTCTTCAGCAATCGCAGTATTTTTACTTTTCTCATGCTCGCTTGCTGGAACCACTGTTTGTTTATCTTGCTTTTTTGGAAACGGTGATCCAGCCATTTTATACCCTCTATTTCCTTTTGTTTTCTTTTTGTAACCTCCTACCATAGTTTTATTTTTATTCGTTTCCGTTATTCGCATCATTTTCCCAAGGGAAACCGGTATCTCCAGCCTCCTTCCATTCTCCATCTACCAATATAGAATCTACTCCATCTATATCCATTCTAGGAAATTCTTCGCCATTATAAGTGACACTATTGTCAGTATAAGCCAACTTACCAATCTTCATGTCGGTAGCGTGTCTCATTTCGTGATTAATTGTTTGTCTGTATTCGAAGCTATCAGGGTCAAGTTGTTCATTGACATAAATACTCCCATCCATATTAGCTTCACCCATAATACCGTCTTCTAAAGGCATAGGTATAATAGGTGTTCCAGGAATAGTGGCTTGTTGGTTTCGTCTAAAACTAAGTTTAGTTTTAATCTCACCGTTACCAGCTTGAAAGCCCATTTCCTTCCCCAGCTTAAACCCGGTACTTTTCTTGAAGTTTGGCATATTACCTATCTTTATCTTTAATCATATCGTCTATGGCTTTATTGTAAACTTTATCTGTATATGATTTATTCTTATAAAATACACTTCGTTCTGAAGTGGGTAAGTCTTCCTCACCTAATAGGATTCTATATATCCTACTAATCATTTGAGAGCATTTCCACGATGTCTTAAATACTGAGTACTTAATTGTTGTTCTATTCCTGTGTCTCCAGGTTTCGATCCAACCTTCTCGTTTTAATCTCTCCCATCTGTTTTTATCCCATGAGTATGTGTAAACTCCGTTGATAAAATCGTTTCGTGTAAATCTCCCTTTACAATCTAAATAAATTAATAATTCTAAATCTGCATCTTTTAACCCGTAAGTTTTACAGACCCACTTTCTAGTGAGC